CTCGAGGTGCAGGGGATAAACAATCCCCTGCTGGGGGGCACATCGTGAGCGCCGCGCGCTCGGCCAGGGAGGCGCTGCGCGACGAGATCGGCGCCGCCAAGGACGACCCGAACCCCGTCGACGTCGACGTCACCGACCCGGTGCGCGCCCAGCTCCTGGTCGACGCGATCGACGCCCTCGAGGCGCAGGGGAAGCGCTCTGATGCCCTCGACGCGGTGCGCGCCACCTGCCGCCAGGTGCTCGAGCGATGCTGAGCGACCACGACGTCGAGCGGATCGCGCAGGCCGTCTACGAGCGTGGCGTCTCGGCGGCGAGGAGCGTCCCGGCCCTCGAGGAGCACGAGCTGGAGGCGGTCCGGCAGGTGGTGCGCGACGAGCTGCGCCGGGTGTTCATCGCGTCCACGATCGAGTCCACCTCGGGGAAACCGCCGCGGCCCAAGCGCCCGCCTCCGACGCCGCGGGCCGTCCCGTGAATCGCCCCGACCGGATCGCTGCCCTGGCCTGGTCGCTGCTCGACGTGCTCCCCGAACCGCTCGCCCCGGCTGCCCGTGGCCGGGAGCAGCGTGGACCGTCGCCGTCGCACTGGGGTGCCTGTCCTGGCAACTGCGAGGGGGGTGTGCTGCGCGACCGCTTCGGCCGCGAGACGGTCTGCCCTGGCTGCGGCGGCAGCGGCCGGGTGCGGGTCGACCCGTATCTCGAGGGGGGCGTCTCGAGCACGGTGGCGGCGGCGGAGCTGCACGTTCGGCGGGTGCTCTGCGACCGCTGCGCCGGGGCCGGGGTCTGGAAGGGCGGGCGCTGCGAGATCTGCGATGGGCAGGGGCATCGCGAGGTGCCGGTGTGGGGGTCGGAGCCGGAGCGTGGGCGTCGCTTGAGCCTCTCGGAGGGCGAGGTGGCGCGCCTTCGTCGCAAGGGGTCCTATGACGAGCTGGAGTGGTGTTTGGGGCGGCTGCGGCAGGCGTGGCCGTCTGCGCACAGCGTCTGGTTGGCGGTGCGGGTGGAGTGCTCGAGCGAGGAGGGCGAGGGGGGCGGTTGGCTGCGGGCGGGGGATCGTTTGGTGGGGGAGCTGATGCCCCCGACGGTGCGGGTGCCGCAGCCGGTGCGGCTGGCCTGGGGGCTGTGGCGGGATGGCCCCACGAGGGACGAGCGGGTGCGGGCGATGCACCGGCGTGGTGTTGGGACGTCGGAGATTGCGTTGCGTGTTGGTGTGTCGTTGCGCAGGGTGCAGCAGATCGTGTATGGGTCTGCGAGGCGAGGGAGGACGGCGTGAGTGGCGACAAAGCCCCTCCTGGCGGTCCTTGGTTCGAGGTCGTGGTGGTGTTTTACCCGGTCGCGAAGTCGGACGTGATCAAGGATCTCGAGGCCTACCCGGTGAAGCCCGGGGGCCGCTATGCGATCGCGTACACGACGGAGCCGAACCTGCACGTGGAGGTGTTTCGCTGGTCGCAGTGGCGGGCGCTGGTCGGCCTGAACGGCTGGGTGCGTTTGGAGCCGAGAACTTGACAGGCGCACACGCTTGGGTGCACACTGCTGGGCACGGTTCGTCCCTCGAGGCGAAACCGACCAGGGTAAGGGTTTGCTGCGCCCGAAATGTCCTTTTCAGCGTCGTCGAGGTTGGGGGTTCGGGGTGACGTTTGGGCGTTGGATGCACCAGTTGGAGCGGATTGAGGCCAAGCTGGACACGATTCTGAGGAGGCAGGCGATCATGGCGATCAACGAGGCGGAGTTCGATGCGGCGTTGGCGGAGTTCATCACCTCGCTGGACGGGGCGCTGACGGCGATCCAGGCGAAGCTGGACGAGGCCGAGGTGGAGGTCGATTTCACGGATGAGCTGGCCTCCTTGGATGGGGCGAAGACTCGCTTGAGCGAGTTCGTGGCGGCGAACACGACCCCGGAGGTGCCGCCGGTCGAAGAGGTTCCCCCGGTCGACGAGGGCGAGCAGCCGCTCTGAGATGGGGTTGAAAGCCCTGACGGAGCCGTCCCCCTCGGATTTCGACCGTTGGGAGGCGCTGCTGGCGGCGGGCCGGGAGCCGTCTGATGCGGCGATGGAGCTGGGCTACACGTCGTCGATGTTTCGGCGCACGAGCGCTGAGCGGCACGCCCACTGCCTCGAGGTGGGCAGGGAGGCTCGGGCCGACAGGGTGGATCGGCGGATGGAGGAGCTGACCGCCGAGGAGGCTCCGCAGGCGTCGCTCGTGTTGGCCTGGGCGAAGCGGTGGAACCCGGCCTATGACGAGCGCCGGAGGCTCGAGTTGACGGGCGCCGACGGTGGCCCGGTTGTCTACGAGGGGGGAACGTCTCTTGTCGATGTCGCTGCGACCCTCGCCGTTGTCGGCGCACTCCCCGGTGGCGATGCTGCTGGCGGAGCGGTTCCCGCCCTTGGCCCGGTATTGGCCGAACCTCCAGACGGTCTCGAGGCAGCAGGCGGCGTTCCTGCTCCTGGATCAGCTTGAGGCCTTCTACGGCGGCTCTGTGGGTGGAGGCAAGTCCGACGCCCTCCTGGCGGCGGCCCTGCAGTATGTGGATCGGCCGGGCTACCACGCCCTGATCCTGCGCCGCACGTTGGCGGAGCTGGCCCTCCCCGGTGCCGTGATGGCCCGCTCGCACGAGTGGCTGGCCGCCAAGCCGGAGGTGCGCTGGAACGACGACAAGAAGACCTGGAGCTTCCCCTCGGGTGCCTCGCTGACGTTCGGCTACGCGGAGGCCTTGCGGGACATTTACCGCTACCAGGGGTCTGACTGGCTCTTTGTGGGCTGGGACGAGCTGACCCAGTTCCCGCCGGAGCCGTACGAGTACATGTTCTCGCGGGTTCGCCGCAACGCCGGTTCGAAGATCCCGCTGCGGGTGCGGTCGGCCGCGAACCCGGGTGGGGTCGGCCACACCTGGGTCCTGGATCGCTTCCCGATCGCGGAGGGCAGGACTCCGGCGGAGGCGGGCGGGAGGATTTTCGTTCCCGCCCGGCTGTGGGACAACCCCGGTCTCGATGCCGACGAGTACGTGCTCTCGCTGCGCGAGCTTGACCCGGTCCTGCGGGCGCAGCTTCTGGATGGCGACTGGGGGGCGTTCCAGGGGGCGGCCTTCCAGATCCGCCCGGAGCACCTGATCGACGAGTTCCCGCTGGAGGATTCGTTCGAGCGTTTCGAGGCGGCCGACTACGGTTTGAACGGGGCGCCCTGGGCGATGATCCCTGTGGATTACGAGGGGAATCTTGTCTTCTACGACATGGTCTACGTGGCCGACACGCTGCCCTCCGATCTCGCCCAACTGGTGCTCGAGAAGCGAGAGCTGGGCTGGGGCCACGGCAACCACGCCTTCATCGACCCGTCTGTTTGGCATCGCACCGGGCAGCGGGACAAGTGGGGTGCCCCGGCTGTGCTGGCGGACGAGTTCACCGACTCGGGGGTGCTGGTGCAGCCAGCCAACAACGACCCCCGGGCAGGTCTGATCAGGATCAGGGAGCTGCTCCAGCCCGACCCTGAGCGGGTGTTCCCGAACTGGCATCCGCGCTCCGGCGAGGGCGGCTGTCCGCGGGTCTTCTTCCACCGCGAGCGCTGCTCGAGGCTCGTCGAGGAGCTGCGCTCCGCGCCCTTGCAGCCGATCGAGAAGGTCGACGCGGGCGAGAAGATCGACCCCCAGTGGGAGTCGCGCTACGGGCACGCGGTGGCGATGGCGCGCTACGCGGTGCTGACGCGACCGGCCCCCTCGACGGAGCCGGAGCAGGTCCCCGACGACCCGCGGGCGCGGCTGATGTACTTGAACGAGAAGCGGTTCCGGGAGCGCACGCTGCCGCGTAACGGTGGCCTGATCAACGTCTAGAGTGGGGGAGAGGGGCGCCATGAACTGGGTTCTGTATTCGGGGGTTCTGGCGTTCCCGGGCGCCTGCGTCTGTGGCGACCAGGGGATGCCGATGGTCGACACCGGGATGGAGCGCCCGCAGGGGCTGCGGATCTACCTGTGCCCTCGTTGCGTGCGCCAGGCGGCCCTCCTGCACGGCTATATCGGGGCCGAGGACGCCGACCACATGCTGGGTGAGATCGAGCGGTTGCACGCGACCAGGATCGAGCTGGAGGAGCGGTTGGCGGCGGCGGAGGACCCGGCCTCGAAGATCGTCCAGGTCTCGGCGGGCGAGCTGGTCGAGGCCGTCCACGGGCTGCTGGAGCGCGAGAAGGCGGCGGCTCCGGCGTGAGCGCCCAGAACTTCCTCTGGGTGACGAAGGTGAACGACCGCTTCGCGGTCTACAACGCCTTCCCCTCCGACGACGTCTGGATCGCGCCGCCGCCGCGGGCGCCCCTCTGGGTGGGCGAGACGCAGGCGGAGGCGATCTCCTGGGCGGAGCACTGGTCGGTCCTGAACACGGCCGAGTACGGGATCGAGGTCGACCGGGAGCTGGTCGGCTGATGCCCGCGGGACGCTCGAGCGACCACTACCTGGCGATGCTGGCGAAGCAGCGCTCCAAGGGCGGCCCCTTCGCCGTCCTGGGCAACGCCGCCAAGGGCGCCTACCGCAACGTGATGAAGAGCGAGCACGAGGCGAACCTGCACATGCGCCGCCAACTCGAGGCTGGCCCGACCTACGCGAAACGCCACGGCCGACCGGAGAACCCGTGGGCGGACTGGGGCCAGGCGGTCGGTTCGCCGGTTGCCCGGGGTGGCCGCTACGCAGGCAGGCGGGCAGGGAAGGCGCTGCGCGGGATGATCCGCTGATGCCCGCCAAGTCGCGCCGCCAGCAGCGCTATCTGTTCGCCAAGTTCGGCGAGGAGTGGGTGAAGCAGCACCATTTCGACAAGCTGGCGGGGCGGATGCCGAACAGCCAGGTCGACGAGCGCGTCAAGCATTTGGTGCGGCGGCGCTGATGAAGATTAATCCCAGGGCCAGGCTGGACTCGTCGCAGGTGGAGGACTTTCGTTCCCCTGTGTCGTCATACACCGACCGGCTCGTGCGCCAGCCCCGTTACAAGCTGAAGCAGGCGAAGCCCCTTGATCCGGCCCTGACGAAGAGGTATCCGAGGAAGTACCCGCCGCCTTGAGTACCCAGGGATCAAACAACCTGACCCCGGAGCAGCAGGCCTACTGGCAGAACCGGTTCGGGATCAAATACTCGACGGTGCCGACGCAGCCGTTCGTGCAGGACTCGAAGACCGGCAAGATCGGCCCTGCCGCGAACCGGGCGGAGCGACGACGACTGAGGAAGGGATGACCCGATGACGTTGGAACTGCTGCTGCTCGACAACGGCTCCGAGAGCGACTTCAACGCGGTCGTGGACAGGATCGCGGGCGGCGACTACCTGCTCTACAAGCAGGTCTTCGGCCTCGAGGACACCGCGACCTTGGTGAACGAGATCGCGGACATGGACACCTCCGCGGCCACCGACCTGCGCCACGCGATCGGGATGTTCCTCGCCTCGAGCGGGGGCGCGGTGCCGTGGCAGGGGGACGCCACCAACGGCGCCCGGGTGGACGCGATCAGGGTCCCGGCGGCCGCGGGCACGACCGACGGCGTCTCCTCGGGGCTGCGCACCGATGTCGTCGTCTACCAGCCTGGCGGGGTCGGCACCGCCTACGTCGAGGTGCCGGTCAAGTACGCGAAGATCACCGCCTCTGCCTCGGGGGCGACCTCGATCGTGACGGCCGTGACGGGGAAGCGGATCAAGCCGCTCGACTGGGAGATCTCGACCTCGGCGGCCGTGAACGTGAAGTGGCAGGGCGGCTCCACCGACCTGACCGGGTTGTACTACTTCGGCGCCAACGGCGGCATCAGCTCCTCCGGGAGCGCGCGCGGCAAGATCGAGCCGACCGCGGTCACGACCGCCCTCAACATCAACCTCTCGGACGCGATCCCGGTGGGGGGCACCCTCTCCTACTGCGAACTGCTGCCCTAGCGTGGCCGCCCCGACGGTCGGCCCGCTCGGCACCACGGCCACGATCTTCGACCCTGCCGGGGCTGACACGAACCCGATCGGCGGCGCCTGGGTGACGGACATCACCGTCACCACCCCGGCCAACAACCACTCCGACTGGAAAAGGCTCTCGAACCAGCTCGCCCCCGGCTCCAACAAGGCGGCCGCCCAGGCCTACAACAACTCGACCACGTTCGGGGTGGGCGGCGAGGTCTGGTGCGAGGTGCCCGCCAAGGGCGCCACGAACGGCCACTACCTCGACCTCTACATGATGCTCGCGACCCCGAACACGGCTGGTTTGGACGGCTACGGGGTCGAGATCACGGTCGACGCCGGAGCAGACCTCTGGAGCCTGTACCGGTTCTTCAACGCGGTCGCCACCTTCCCCCTGCCTGGCGGCACCGCAAGCCAGGAGATCGCGGCCGGTGACTACATCGGCCTGACGGTGACCCTGGCCGGGACGGGCGACCCGCTGATCTCCGCCTACCACTGGCCGCTCGCAGGCTCGACCTGGAACATGAAGGCGACCTACACCGACTCGACCGCCTCGAAGGTGCAGGCGAACGGCTACATCGGCCTGGAGGCGACGGTCAACTCGGCCTGGCGGGTCGGCAAGATCTACGGGGGCGTGATCCCGACGATCCCGTTCCCCACCCCCGCGAACGGGCCCTACGGGACGACAGCGGTGATCTACGACCCCACCGGCGCCGACACCGACCCGATCGCGGACGGCTGGACGACCGGCTACCTGTCGGCGGGAATGTCGAACTGGAAGCGGCTCTCGAACGTGATGGCGCCGACCAGCTCGGCCGCCGGGGAAGCCCAGGCCTACCGGGCCGGAGCCTCCTACGGGATGGACTCCGAGTACTGGCTGCAGATGCCCGCCAAGGGCGCCAACACGACCCACCTCAACCTGGTCGCGATGATCGCCTCGCCAGGCTCGTCGCCGAACTACTACCAGTTGACGATCACGGCGGTGGCGGGGGTCGACACCTGGGACCTGTGGCGGATCAACGCCGGGGCGGGCACGAGCATCGTGACCGGGACGACCTTCGAGGTCAGCGTCGGCGACTGGGTGGCCTTGTCGATCCGAAACAACGGCTCCGGCTCTCCCACCCTGAAGGTCTGGACCTGGAGCGACTCCTGGACGGAGATCATCTCGTTCACCGACAGCTCCGGCTCGAAGCTGACGACCTCGGGGCACTTCGGGGTGGGTGCCTCGCTCGGCTCGGCCTGGCGGGTGGGGGAGATCATGGGCGGCACGATCGCGACCCCGGGCACCTCGGGGCCGAAGAACCTTCTCTTGATGGGGGTGGGCTAGGTGGCGCTGACGATCACACAGGTTCGGGTCCACTGGGACGGGGTGGCGGGCGCGGCTGGCTACGAGATCCGGGTTGACGGAGTCAAGAAAGCGACGACGAAGGCGACGACCCGCAGCTCGCTCGTCTCGGTCGACGACAAGTGCAAGCTCGAGGTGCTCGACCTGCCGAAGAAGGGTCTCGTCCAGGAGTGCGACTTCGAGCAGAAAGACGGCACTCTCTGATGGCGCTCGTCTACGACCAATCCAACTTCGGGTCCACGACCAACAGGACGGAGTGGGGCGGCATCGCCGACGGCGTGCCGCCGCTCTCCTCGTGCTTGCAGCAGGCGACGTCGTTCGGCGCCTACACGCCGCCCAACGGCTGTTCGGTGATGCAGTACATCCACGTCGCGAACTCCGACGGCCCCTACTTCGGGACAACGGGGATCCGTTGCCTGACCCGCGAAGCAGACCCGTTCCCCAGGCGTTCTGCCGGGTACGAGGAATGGCAGGTGTGGGCCTGCCTGACGCCAGGTGGCTACCCGGGCGACGCCAATATGTGGATAAGTGGTTTCGAGCATCACCACCAGGGGGACGGGGTGGCTCCGGCCCACTGGATCTTCACCGCCTCGGGGTTGTCGCTGGATTGTTTCGGCGGCTCGACCGCGGCTGGGGGGATCGGCAACCCGGGCCGCACAACCACCTACTCGCGCACGTTCACGGACGCGAAGTTCAAGGTACGAGACCAGTGGCATGTGTGCATGATCCACTACCTGCACCACCCGACCAACGGCCAGTACGAGGCCTACCACGGGCTGGTGGGCACCAACACAAGCATCGCGTCGATCACCGGACCCCAGACCGGGCCGACGATGTTCGGAACCTCCCAAAACGGGATCCTTTTTGGCCTCTACAAGTCTCCGTCGGGGGCGTCGTCGGTCACGATCTACACGGCGGGTTGGAAGCACTACTCGACGTTCGCGGAAGCGCGCGACTGGGGCAACACGATGCTGGGCGCAGACGACGGCGGCGGCGGACCGGCCCCTCCCCCGACGATCAACTTCTTCTCCCCGATCACCGGCCCGATCGGCTCCTCGGTGGTGATCACGGGCACCAACTTCACGGGTGCCACCGCGACGAAGCTTAACGCCGTCAACGCCTCGTTCGCGGTCAACCTCTCCACCCAGATCACCGCGACGGTGCCCTCGACAACGACGGGGCCGTGGTCGGTGACGGCAGGGGGCCAGACGGCCACCAGCTCCACCAACTTCACGGTGGCAGCACTGGCGCCCACCTCCTGCTTCGCGGTCGACAACCAAGTCGTCCAACTGCGCGGCGTCTACGAGATCCACCTGACCGGCACCGTGACGGGCAACAGTCCCTACGACACCGTCTGCAACGTCACCTTCACTCCCCCCTCGGGATCGGGGCTGGCGAAAACGGTGCAGGCCTTCTGGGATGGTGGCACGGTCTGGCGGGCGCGCGTCTACGCGAACGAAACGGGCCGCTGGACGTGGACGACCGCCAGCCCCACCGACGCGCTCCTGAACGGCAAGAGCGGCTTCTTCGACTGCGACTACTCGGTGGCCGTCAACTACATCGGCGGCAAGCTCCACAAGCACCCGACCAACGACAAGCGCTGGCGGATCGACGACGGCCGCACCTTCATCGGGATCGGCGACACCGAGTACAACCTCTTCTCGCGCACCTGGGACGACGGCACCACGGCCGTGTCGACGGCCGTCTTCCAGCAGTCGGTCGCCGACGTGGCGGCCCTGAAGGTGAACCTGATCTTTGCCGACCTCAACGGCGGCGGCTACCACGACCCCACCTGGGGCAACTTCTGGTCGGACGTCGGCACCTACGACACCCCCAATTTGGCGGCCTTCCAGAAGACCGACGAGCGGCTCGTCTGGATGCTGCAGACGTGGCCCAACATCTACGTCAACCTGAACTGCCTGGCGGAGTCCCCCAACGGCGACAACGTCGACACCGCCTTGTGGGCGACCCTGACGACCGCGAAGAAGCAGCGCTTCATGCGCCACATCATCGCCCGCTTCGCTGCCTTCCCCCAGATCACCTGGTGCTGGACGAACGACACCACCTTCGACGGATCCCACCCGAACAACACCGCGATGGTGAACGAGGTCGGAGCCTATTTCCTCGCGAACGACAAGTGGAACAACCTGCGCGGAACCGGCGCGGGACGCAACGAGACGGCCGGGTTCCTCGCCTCGAGCTGGCTCTCCTATGTGCGGGTGGAGACCGGCTCCTCGCTCGAGGCGACCCAGATCGCGACCTACTCCGCGACCGCCGCCCACGTCTACAACTCCGAAGACGTCTACGAAGGCTCGGGGATCTCGAACCCCGCCTACTACTTCCGCTGGCTCTGGAGTTCCTGGATCCTCTCGGGCGGCACCGCCACCTACGGCAACACGAACTACGACCGCCAGGTCGCCTACCAGGCCACCGCCTTCACGGGCCTCGACTCGGCCCCGAACGTCGCCAACTACTTCCAGACCCGGGCCGTCGACACCGCCCTGTTCACCCCTGACGACTCGATCGTGACGGACATCGACGGCGCCACCGGCGCCCGCAAACCACACGCGATGGTGAAATCCGATCAGATCTTCGTCTACCATCCGAACTCGGCCGGTGCTGGGATCACGGCCTCGCTGAAGGGGACGGCCGCCAAGCCGAGGGTGGACCTGACCGCATACGCGGGCACCTGGGATGTCGAGTGGCATCGGCTGTCGGACGGCACCGTTGCCACCGGCACCCCGGTGGCGGGGAGCGCCTCGAGGGACTTCACGGCCCCCTGGACGGGAGTCGACGTCTATCTGCGGCTGACCGCCCAGACCTCGGCGCCGCCGCCGCCGCCGGAGATGACGGGCGCCGCGGTCGACGGGGCGACCTTGACCCTGACCTACAACGTGCCTCTGAACCCGGCCATGACGCCGCTCGAGGCCGACTACACCGTGTTCGTGGGCACCGCCACCCAAGCCCCCGCAGACGTGGTGGTGTTCGCGAACACGGTCGTGCTGACGCTCTCCCCGGCCGCCGTCGCAGGCCAGTCGCTCTTCGTCAGCTACAGCCAGGTGGCGGGGCGCGAGGTGCAGGACAACGTCGGCACGGCCGCCGCCAACCTCAACCATGTGGCGGTCACGAACAACACGCTGCCGGTCGCCTCCACCACCAGGCTGCAGAACCGGGCGCGGGTGATCAGCCCGCCCGACCGGATCGTCGGCGCGACCAGAAGGGTGGGCGAGGGCGGCTCGCTGTGAGTCCGCTTCCCCTCTGGCGGCCGAAGTCAGGTGCCGGTCAACAACCAATCTTCCTCGTCGGCGCCACCGTCAGCGGCGGACTGGACATCGGTGACACCCTGGTTTGCGAACCGGGCGGCGTTGCCGGAGACTTCCCGGTCTTCCCCACGTACCAGTGGCAGCGGGACACGCTCGGCAACCTCGTCTTCAACAACCTGATCGGCGAGACGGCATCGACGCTGCTGCTGGAAACAGCAGACGTGGGTTCGTTCGTGCTGTGCAGGGTGACGTTGACGAACGGGGCCGGGTCGACGGTGTCGGTCTCGAACAGGGTGGGGCCGATCGTCGACCCGGCCGTGGTCGTGATCCCTCCCGTCGAGCCTCCGGTCGAGCCGGGACCGGGGCCGGTCGTGCTGGCAGGGGTGGGGGGCGGAATGCGCTCGATCCGGGGCGTGAAACGGAGGGCGCAGTGGAGACTTCACAGGTGAGGAGAGACGAATGCTGGCAGCGCTGATCGCGGTGGTGATCGCATCAACGATCGTGGTGATCTCGCTCGTCGGCGCCCTCGACCGGCAGCGCCGCTCCGCCGACCGCCGCGCCGACCTCCTGATCAACCAGATCATGCACCTGTCGGGGCAAACCTGGCAGGAGCCGCCACGGCCGATCGAGACCCTGCCGATGCCCGACGAGCCGACCCTGCTTTTGACCGCCTCCCCTGAGCAGCTCGCCTGATGTCGACCGCGATCTACGAGGACGGCGAGCTTAGCTCCCCCGTCGACGTCGAGCAGGAGTGGCGGCAGCGGATCGAGCAGGGGCTGCGCTCGAGGAAGCCGTACGAGCCGACCTGGACGATGTGCCTGGCGTTCGCGGCGGGGCAGCAGTGGCTGAAATACGACCCTGTCTCCGATCAGCTCGTCAACGACCCGCTGCTGGACGGGGTCGACTACTACACCGCAGACCACATCGGCGAGTTCCGGGACGCCGCTTTGGGCGAGATGTCGCAGGACGACGACCGGCCGCAACTGCTGCTCGTCGACGACGACCAGACACGCCAGGACCTGCAGGCCGTCGTCAACCGGGGTGTCGGCCACGGCTGGCAGCACGAGTGGGGGGCAGACGCCGCCCTCGCCGAGGCGCGCCGCTACATGATCGACCTGGGCACGGCCGCGATCCGGGTCCGCTTCGACAAGCACGCCGGTCCCCTGATGCAGGGCGAGGTGCCATTCCAGAACGGGCAGCCGCTGCTCGAGCCGGAAGCCGCGCGCGAGCACGTCGCCTCCACGGCCGCCTCGGGAGGGGTGGCCGACCTCCGCAACATCCACGAGGGCCGCACCACCTGGGAGCCGCTGTCGGCCTTCAACCTGATCCCGCCCCCGGGTGTGCCGCACGAGCGCGACTTCCCCTGGGAGATCGTGGTGCGCCCCGTCCACCTGGACGACCTCACACAGGAGTACGGCTCCAAGGCGCGGGCCGTCAAGGAAGACCAGGACATCGCCTCGGTCTTCGGCACCTCGACCAAGATCGGGGAAACCGGGCCGCAGCCCACCCAGCCCCGGGTCGGTTCGAAGAGCACCCGCCTCTACGGCCACTGCTGGCTCTACACCTGCTACGAGCGGCCCTGCCCGAAGTACCAGGAGGGCCGGATCGTGGTGCTCGCGGGGGGAGACAAGACGCTGCTCGACATCCAGTCTCGGCTCGACTACCAGCGCCCCGACCAGACCTACAGCTCCGGGATCGCCTACCTGCACTGGCGGCGGGTCTCGGGCCGCTTCTTCTCCCGGGGTCTCGTCGAGCCGATGAAGGACCCGCAGCGGTTCATCAACCGGCGCGCCACCCAGAACGGCGAGATCATCGACCGCGGGATGCCCCGCTTCTTCGTCGACAAAGGCTCGCTGCCGGAGATGCCGCGCGGCACCCCCGTCGAGTACGTGGAGCTGGACGCCAAGTTCAAGCCGCCGACCCCGTTCAACGGCTTCGGCCCCGGCCCCTGGATGTACCAGGACAAGGCCGAGATGCTGGCCGACCTCGAGCACGCCACCGGCTTCCGGGCTGTCTCCCTGGGTGAGAAGCCACCCGGGGTCGACACCTACTCGGGCCTCGCGCTGCTGCACGAGCAGGAGTCCGTCAAGCGGGAGCTGATCTACAAGGAGCACAACGAGGCGAAAGCCCGCCTGGTCGAGTTTTCCGTCCACGACATGAAGCGCTACTGGCCGCCGGGGAAGCAGATCATGCTGGCGAGCGACGAGTCTCAGGCCCAGGTGGAGGCGTTCAACTCCTCCGAGATTCCGGTCTTCTTCCAGGTGCACGTCCCGACAGGCTCCGCGAAGCCGCAAACCT